GAAGTTTTAGATGCTTTAGATGATAAATACCCACAAGGAAGAATAAATTTACAAGATGGTACAATAACATATCAACCTGGTGCACCATCAAGAAAACAAATACAACAACAAGCCGCAACGCCTAATTCTCAAGGGATGCGAGTTGTAAAAGAATAATCCGAATATTTATATAGTAAGAAAACTATATGAAAGGATTAGCAAAATTTTTAGTAGAAAGTATATTGGAAGAAGCGGTTCAGATGGACAAAGTAGTTGTTGTCTATTCGGGCCGCTTTCAACCATTTCATAAGGGTCACTACGCAACGTATGACCATTTGGTTAAGAAGTTCGGAAGGGATAGTGTATATATCGGAACTTCTGATGTAACCGATTCAAAGAAATCTCCATTTGGATTTAAAGAAAAGAAAGCAATAATGATGAAGATGTTTGGAATACCATCATCTAAAATTGTTAATGTAAGAAATCCATACGCTCCAGAAGAAATATTAAATAAATTTGATTCAGATACAACTGGTTTTATAACTGTTGTGGGTGAAAAAGATTCTTCACGTTTAGGTGGTAAATACTTTACTCCATACAAAGGTAAAGTAGAAGCGGGATACCTTGATAAAGGATATGTTTATGCAGCGCCTGCTCAATCTAATCCTATTAGTGGTACTGATGTTCGTTATTGGTTAAGTAGTGGTAGTGAAGCAGAAAGAAAAAAGAATTTCACAAAAGCATATCCAAAATTTGATGACCAGATATTCAAAATGATTACTCTTAAGTTGAAAAAACTTAAAGAATGTATTAATGAAGAAATCAAATTAAATGTAAAAGTTGGTGACCAAATCCTAATGGGTAAATTTAAAAACAAAAAAGTAATTGTTAAATCCATAGGAAAGGATGAGTGGGGAATGCCAACAATCAATGGTAAGAAAGCAGTAACATTCAGAATCCCTAAAAAAATAAATGAGATGGGATTACCGGGTGGAGCTGGTGTTGGTTTGAGTTTGCCGGGTGGATATATTAATGGCGCACCAAAAGCTGATGATGTTAAGAAGGTTAGTAAAAAACTTAACAACAAAGGTATGAGTGGATATGAGGAGATTGATGAAACTATTAAAAAGGTTGGTGATAATGAATGGGCTGTATATCCTAAAAAGGGTGGTAAACGATTAGGTACACATAAATCATATGCTTCGGCATTAAAACAATTACATGCAATTGAAATGCATAAACATGAAAGTGTTGATGAAATTGCAGTACAAATAGATAGAATACCTGGTGGATTAGCAAAAGGTAAAACTCTAATTGATTTGGCTAAGAAATGGGATAGTAAAGGATATTATGACCCAAAACAATATGCAGCAGAATATATCAAACCTAAATTAATGCAGGGTATTAAAGTTGAAATGGAACACACTACTGATGTTCGTATTGCAACTGAAATAGCTATGGACCATTTATGGGAAGATATAAATTATTATGATAAGTTAGCCAACATTGAAAATGAAAATGTAATCAAAGAATATACAGGAAATGGTGCTTTTTATAATGATGGTAACGCAACAACTGGTACTCAATGGAATGGTACATGGGATGAATACGATAATGAAACTTATTATTTAGATGGATTGGAAGGTTGGAATACATATCACAAAAAACCATCTGAATTTGAAAAGAAAAGAGCAGTAGACCAAAAACTTCCTATTGATGACCAAAATGATGGAAAAACAAACAAATATAATCGTATATTAAAAACAGGTATTAAAAAACCAAATGAGTTTTTAAAAGAAGAACTTCTAATAGAAGGTGGTGCGTATGGACATATGAACCATCCATTTGATATTGAAATGAATCTTACATTTGGTGACTTAAAGCAAATCGTAGTAAGAGCATTGAATGGTGATTTGGAATTAGCAAGAGAGAAGACTGATGGACAAGCATTGGCAGTTAGTTGGGTAAATGGTAGATTAGTTGCGGCTCGTAACAAATCACACCTAAAGAACAAAGGAGCTGGTGCTATGACAATTGGACAGGTGGCAGATAAGTTTGCTGGTAGAGGCGGATTAACCGATGCTTACAACTTTGCTATGAAAGATTTATCAGCAGCTATATCAGCATTATCCGAACCACAAAGAAAAATGATATTCAAAGGTGGAAGTTGCTTTATGAATTTGGAAGTTATATACCCAACATCGGTAAATGTAATTCCTTACGGACAACCACTATTAGTATTTCACGGAACATTTGAATATGATAAAGAAGGTAATGTAATTGGAGAAAACCAACAGGCTGCAAAAATACTTGCTGGTATGATTAAGCAAGTAAATGGGCATGTTCAATCTAAATATACAATTCAGGGACCTCCAATGCAAAAAATCCCAAAATCAGAACACCTTTCGAAATTACAAGGAAAATATATTTCTATGATTGGTAAATTACAATCTGAATTTGGGTTATCGGATTCAGATGGTGTAGCTGATTATCATCAAGCATGGTGGACTAAATTTGTAGAAAAAGGTGCAAAAAAATTAGATACTCAAGAAAAAATAGGATTGGTTAAAAGATGGGCTTTTGGTGATAAATCATTTCGTATTAATACAATTCAAGACGCAAAATTAAAAGCTTGGGCTGAACAAACTGATAAGCAAGACCAGCAAAAAATATCAAAACAAAACCTAATGAAGTTTGAAGAAATATTCTTAGGAGTTGGAGCAGATGTATTATCATTTATGAGTTCGGTATTAACGGCAAATCCAGAATCTGCAAAAAGACAAATGGTAGCTCGTTTACAATCAACAATCCAACAAGTAAAAGCTAGTGGTGACCCTAAAAAAATTGAAAAACTAAAATTAGAGTTAGAAAGACTTAATGCTTTAGGTGGATTTGAAAAAATTGTACCAAACGAAGGTATTGTATTTGTGTATGGTGGCAACACTTACAAATTAACAGGTGCATTCGCACCCCTAAATCAAATTTTAGGTATTTTTTTCGATAAATAATCTTTTTATTACATTTTGATATACTTATATATACGAATATATTGTATATAATATGGCAAAGGAATTTAATAAAAAGTTTATGCACCCAACTCGTAAAAAGTTGGTGAATATGGTATTAACCGGTGGTGAATATGAAAAAAACACACAAATATCATTTTCTGGTGCAGATAAAGAAAAGATAAAACGTAAAGTTGGTGAAAGATGGACTGATGAAAAGGGTAAATCTTGGGAACAACATGAGGGTGGTAAAATTGAGGTATCCGATTTAGGTGATATAATGGCAGATGCTAGAGCTTATTTAAATAAATTAAATACATGCCATGCTGAAGATTGTAATACAATTAAATTAAGTAGAGCTGATAAAAAACTTATTTCTAAAACTGGATATTGTGTAACTTGTTTAGCAAAAAAGGAAATGATTATTAAAATTGATGGATTGTGGGAAGCATATGAAGATTATAAGATATACAATAATATGATTTCATATGGTAAGGATATAATTTCTCAATTTACACAAGCCTATAACGATGCTAAGCAAACATATGAAGTTGTTCAAGAAGATGGTACAATTGAAAAGTGGAGTATGGAAAGGGATGTTAATGAATTGAAAGCCGAAATAATGGCAGATATTACCCGTTTTGAAGAAGAAATAGAACTTGCTAAAAAATTAAGAAATGAAGCTTGGGATAAATTAAAAGATAAGGGTTACGATTTAGTAAAACCTCCTGTTGATTAATATGGCTACGGCAACTGGAATAACACAAAAGAAATCTTTAAAAGAGATAATAGCTGATGAATACAAAAAGTGTGCGGTAGACCCAATACACTTTATGAAGAAGTATTGTATGATTCAACACCCGGTGAGAGGTAAGATACCTTTTCACCTATACCCATTTCAGGAACAAACTCTAACACAATTTAAAGATAATCGTTTTAATATAGTATTGAAATCACGTCAAACTGGTATCTCAACGTTATCGGCTGGATACGCACTTTGGAAAATGATATTCAATTCAGATTTTAACGTGTTAGTAATTGCTACTAAGCAAGATGTAGCAAAGAACTTAGTAACAAAGGTAAGAGTGATGCACGAACTACTACCAAGTTGGTTAAAGGGTGGTTCTTTGGAAGATAATAAACTTTCCCTTCGTTTACAAAATGGTTCTCAAATTAAAGCGATTGCATCTTCTCCTGATGCAGGACGTTCTGAAGCACTTTCTTTACTTATATTTGATGAGGCCGCCTTCATTGATGATATTGATGAGATTTGGGTAGCGGCACAATCTACCTTATCAACGGGTGGTAGTTGTATTGCACTTTCTACTCCTAATGGTGTGGGTAACTGGTTTCATAAAACTTGGTTAGGTGCAGAAGAAGGAGCAAATCCATTCAATACAATCAGATTACATTGGACAGTACATCCTGAGAGAGGACAAGCTTGGAGAGATGAGCAAGAAAAATTATTAGGACAAAAGAAAGCAGCTCAAGAGTGTGATTGTGACTTCGTATCTTCTGGTGATACAGTTATTGACCCAGAATTATTAATGTTCTATAAAGAATCATATTGCCAAGACCCATTAGAGAAGACTGGATTTGATGGAAACCTTTGGAGATGGGAATATCCAACTGCAAATGGTTCTTATATGGTAATTGCCGATGTGGCTAGAGGTGATGGGTCTGACTATTCGGCAGCTCATGTTATGGATATAACAAGTTGTACTCAAGTAGCAGAATATAAAGGTAAAATTGATACAAAAGACTTTGGAAATTTTTTAGTTGAATTATCTACACAATACAATGATGCTTTGCTTGTAATAGAGAACGCAAATATTGGATGGGCATGTATTCAGCAGGTAATTGATAGACAGTATAAAAACTTATTCTATATGAGTAAGGATTTGAAATATGTAGATGTGGAGCATCAGTTAAGAAACAAATATAGAGCAGAAGAAAGAGGTATGGTTGCTGGATTCTCAACAACATCTAAGACTAGACCATTAATTGTATCTAAATTGGATGAATACTTTAGAGAAAAAGCTGTAACAGTTCGTTCCAATCGTTTAATAGATGAGTTATTCACATTTATTTTTATGAATGGTAGAGCTGAAGCTATGAAGGGGTATAACGATGACTTGGTAATGGCATTTTGTATTGGATTGTGGGTTAGGGATACTGCGCTTCGTTTAAGACAAGAGGGTATAGATTTAACAAAGAGAGCTTTGGGTGGTATATCATCAAATCAACAATACTCTGGAGTATATGGTGGTTCTAATTTAGATGAGAATCCTTGGAAGATGAGAATTGGTGATGATTTTGAAGATTTATCTCAATGGTTATAAATTATAGCGTTTTGATATTTTCCGATATTTATTGTATATGTCAAAATAAAAGGAAACCAAAATGATTAAATTAACAAATATCCTTAAAGAAGATGAGTATGTAGATAAAGCATACCAAAAAGGGGACCAGCCGGCAGATAATCCAATTGATGATTATGATGAATTAGATGTAGAGCAAGAAGATATGGATGATTTTATTGCATATCTTAAATCTTACTCACAATCTTTAGATGAAGCTAATTGTAATTGTGTTTATGAAGCAGAATATCAGGGGAGAGAAGTAAAGCTTGGAAAACCAATGAGGGGGGATGTTAAGAAATTTAAGGTTTATGTTAAGAACCCAAAAACTGGAAAGGTTGTTAAGGTAAACTTTGGTGACCCAAATATGAGAATTAAAAAGTCAAACCCAGAAAGAAGAAAATCTTTCAGAGCTAGACATAATTGTGATAATCCGGGTCCAAGAACAAAAGCAAGATATTGGTCTTGTAGAAAATGGTAAAATAAATTATGGCAGAGCAAGAATTAGATGACAGGAGTTTTTTTGGTAGGTTAAAGAAATTATTTTCAACAAATGCAATCGTAACCGTTGATAAAGATGGCAAACGTAGAGTTGTTGATGTAGAAGACCGCCAATCAAACACAAACTTTGTGAATCTTAGAGATAGATACACTAAGTTGCAAAGGTCATACTACGAAACACATCAGGGCGCACAATCAATGGCATATCATCAAGTTCGTAGAGAACTTTTTAGAGATTATGATGCTATGGACCAAGACCCAATCATTTCTTCTGCATTAGATATATACGCTGATGAAAGTACAACTAAAAATGAATATGGTGATGTACTTCAAATTAAATCAACAAACGAAAACGTAAGAGAATTACTTCACAATCTATTCTATGATATAATGAACATAGAATTTAATTTGTGGCCTTGGATTAGAAACTTAGTAAAATATGGAGATGCTTTCTTAGCATTGGAAATTATGCCTGGTAAGGGTATTATTAATGTAATGCCACACTCAACATATAATGTAGAAAGATTAGAAGGAACTGACCCTAATAATCCTGATTATGTAAAATATAAGGTTGAATTGGATAGATTTGGTAAGAAAGAATATGAGCAATATGAAATGGCTCACTTCAGAATGTTATCAGATACTAACTTCCTTCCATATGGTAAAGCAATGATTGAAGGTGCAAGAAGAATTTGGAAACAATTATCACTTATGGAAGATGCGATGTTAATCCATCGTATTATGAGAGCACCTGAAAAGAGAGTATTCAAAATAGATATAGGTAATATTCCACCACAAGAAGTGGATAACTATATGCAAAAGATTATCAATAAAATGAAGAAAACTCCATTTGTTGATAAGAATACTGGTGATTACAACCTAAAATACAATATTCAAAACCTTACTGAAGATTTCTTTCTACCTGTTCGTGGTAGTGATAGTGGAACTTCAATTGATAATTTAGCTGGATTAGATTATGCAGCAATTGAAGATATTGATTATTTAAAAAATAAATTATTTGCAGCATTAAGAGTACCAAAAGCTTACTTATCTTATGATGAGAATGTAAATGGTAAAGCAACTCTTGCAGCAGAAGATGTTCGTTTTGCAAGAACTATTGAAAGAATACAAAGAACAGTTGTTAGTGAATTAGCAAAAATTGCAGTGGTTCACTTAGCAGCACAGGGTATTGAAGATTCTGAAATGACAAACTTTGAACTAAGTTTGACAAACGCTTCTACAATCTATGAGCAAGAGAAGGTTAATCTATGGTCTGAAAAAGTAAGATTGGCATCTGATGCAAAAGCATTAAATATGTTATCATCAGACTGGGCTTATCATAATATCTTTGGATTATCTCAAGACGAAATTGATATTGAAAGAGCAAAAGTAATCTTAGACCTTAAAGATAGATTTAGACATACATCAATAGAGCAGCAAGGACAGGACCCAGCAAACCCACCACAACAACAAAATGTGGAAGAAGAAATCAGTAAATTAAAAACTGAAATTGAACTAAACAGAGGTGTTGGAAGACCAAAAGAAGGAAACACTTATGGTAAAGATAAGCATCCATATGGTAGAGACCCATTGGGTGATAAGGAAAATCATAAGGAAAGAAAGAGAGATGATAGACAAATAAATACTAACGCTAGAAAGCTTGCACGTGAATATATAAACGGAATTTCATCAAAAAAGACAGTTTTAAACGAAAAATCGGATATGCTTGATGAAAAAAAC